GCCATACCTGCAAAGAAGAAGTAACTTCTTTAAGATTATGGATGGAAACATCTGATCTGACTTGGATGTGTAGTCAAAAACATATGTCCAAAGCAGCACTAGTTAAAACAAAGAAAGATTATGAGCGAGAAGAACGAGAGTAAAAGAATAGGTGCCAAGCAGCATAAAAACTCTGGTCGTAATAACCAGAAGGGCGATGCCACTTGGAGAGATTTTGTAATTGATTTTAAAGAGTCTTCAAAATCTTTTACATTAAGTCAAGATGTTTGGGCCAAAGCAGTTACGGACTCAATAAAGGCAGGTAAAGATAAATCACCTGCAATTGTTGTAATTCTTGGCGAAGGAAATAAAAAGACTCGTCTTGCTATTATAGAGTTTGATCTTTTAGATCAGTTAACATGGGAGGCAGAAAATGGCGGAACAAAATGAGCCAGCAAAAACAACATTAGATATGGTCAATGGCCTATCTGAAATAGCAGACTTCATGAATGATGAAGAACTAACAACTGCTTTGACAATGATTGCCAAACTTATTGTAAAACCAGACATTCCACCGCAGGTGGCAAGTCTTGAAATAGTAAGGCTACAGGCTATCGCAGCAAAGATGGCTTTTAGGGCTACATGGATGACTAATGTGGATAAGTCTGATAGAGGTAAGAAAAACATATACTACACTGCAGCAGAGGCAATCAATGATCTGGTTTCAGCACTGAAGTACATAATGCGCTAACTGATATAATAGATAAAAAGGATGATAATGACTAAAAATTTGCTGAAACAAATAATGTTGAAGCCTGAAGATAAGCCACAAATAATTAATACCCAGGCCTTAATAGATAAGATTAACTATGGATATATTGCAAAGCGTGAATCAAAGCACACTGTAAAGAAAACATTTGCACCATCTACTCTAGCATGGAGTCATGGTGAATGTCCAAGGTACTGGTATTTTGCATTTGAAGGAAATATTTTTGAAGATAACAATACCCCTTATGGTGTAGCCAATATGACTAGCGGAACTATGTCTCACGACAGAATACAACAAGCCATGCTTGACTCTGGCGTAGCAAAAAAGTTTCTAGATGAAAAACATTTTGAGAAATATAAAGAAGAAAAAGAAACAACAGAGTTCAAGGTAACACACTCTGACCCACCTATTTTTGGTTGGGGAGATGCAATGCTTGATTGGGAAGGCGAAGAGATAGTTGCTGAAATCAAGACAATGAATAACGAAGCATTTGAGCATCGTAAGATTAATGGTGAGCCTAAGTCAGGTCACGTAATACAGTTACTTATTTATATGAAGGTTCTAAAAAAGGCTAAAGGTGTATTGATTTATGAAAACAAAAATAATCATGACCTATTGGTATTTCCTATAGAGGTAACAGATTATTATAAAGAGTGGATTGACAATACATTTGAATGGATGCGTACAGTTTACAAAGCATGGAAAGATAAAACATTACCGCAAAAAAATTATAGATCTAATTCTAAGATCTGCAAAGGCTGTCCAGTTAAAGCGGTTTGCTCTACTGCAGAGCCAGGGGTAATAAAGATTCAATCTCTGGAGGGATTGCGTGAAACTATGTGAAAGATGCGATAAGCGCTTTCAGCCGAAAGTAAGTTATCAAATCTACTGTAGCCAAGAATGTAGAAATCTTGCAACAAAAGATAAGATTGCTGAAAGATACCAGGTTTCTCGCAGACAAAAAAGAATAGGCAAGGTTCGTAGATGCCTCGGTGGTTGTGGTGTACAACTATCTATATACAACGACTCTGGATTTTGCTCTAACTGCAATGTAAGCCAAAAAGCAGTAGAAAAAATGATTAAAGAACTTAAAGGAATAATTGATTATGAGCAAGATTGATCAGCCAAGCCATATTTGTGCTATAGATGCAAGCACTAATAGTCTTGCTTTTGCATTTTATACCTATAAAAATTTAACGGGGTATGGAAAAATATCATTTGAAGGTAGCAATATATATCAAAAAGTTATAGATGCTACTGCTAAAACAAAGGCATTGTTTGAACATTATAATATGGTAAATGCTATTGTTATTGAGCATACCGTTTTTATGAATTCCCCAAAAACTGCAGCAGATCTTGCGCTAGTGCAGGGAGCAATTCTTGGCGGTGCTGGACTAACGGGCATCTCTACAATTGGCAGGGTATCTCCAATAACATGGCAGAACTACCTAGGCAATAAGAAACTGTCTAAAGAAGAGCAGTTACAAATAAGAAATGTCAATCCTGGCAAGTCATTATCTTGGTATAAATCATATGAGCGTGATTTTAGAAAGAAAAGAACAATTAAATTATTAGAAATAGCATATGATAAAAAGATAGATGATTATGATGTAGCAGATGCAGCAGGTATTGGGCATTGGGCTATAAATAATTGGGATAAGGCTGTGGGATTTGACAAGGAGTAGATATGGCTGCTAAACTATATACAAATGAATTGTGGCTTAAAAAGCGTTATCACATGGATAGAAAAAGTCCAGAAGATATTGCTAAAGAGTGCGGGGTAAGTGTAGAAACAATATATGTATACCTTGCTAAATTTGGATTAAGGAAGTCAAAGCGATGAGTGAAAAGTTTAATATTGTAGTAGATCAGGTAAATCATCCTACCCATTACACAACAGATCCTTCTGGAGTTGAGTGTATTCAGATTACTCGTCATCGTAATTTTAATATTGGTAATGCCTTCAAGTATTTGTGGAGAGCAGGAATTAAAAATGAATCAACCCATATTGAAGACTTGAAGAAGGCTATATTTTATATTCAGGATGAGATTAATAGATTAGAGGGAAAATATGAGCGACACTGAAATTGAATTAGTCAAGCATCTTGATGAAGTAAACAAGGTTGTTGAAGAGTACTTAAAGGGTAATGATCCAACTAAAATTGCTAAGACCCTTACACTTCCAAGAACTCGTGTTGTAGCACATCTTAATGAGTGGAAGGCTATGGCTTCTGCTAATGATGCTATTCGTGCTCGTGCAAAAGATGCACTTGTTGGAGCAGATGCACACTATACAAAACTAATTCAGCAGGCATATGAAGTTATTGATGATGCAACAACAACTGCTAATCTACCTGCTAAAACTGCTGCAATTAAACTTGTTATGGACATTGAAGCAAGACGAATTGATATGCTACAAAAGGCTGGCTTGTTAGAGAACAAAGAGTTAGCAGAAGAAATGGTTGAGATTGAAAGACGACAAGAAGTTCTTGTTGGAATTCTTCGTGATATTGCATCTGAGCATCCAGAAGTCCGTGATCTCATTATGCAAAGACTATCCGCAATTGCTAAAGAGGGAGAAGTGATTACGGTTGTCCACCAAGTTCAATGATTTCTTTGAGGCGTTACAAGATAATCAGTTTGAAGAAACTCCTGTAGATGTAAAAACATTTGTTGAATCTCCAGACTATCTTGGTCAACCACCATTGTCAACTATCCAGTATGACATTGTTGAGGCTATGAGCCAGATCTATCGTAAAGAAGATTTGCAAATGCTTATGGGAACAGAACAAGGTGACAAGCATTTTTCTAAATATACTAAGAATGAAATTATATTGCAACTTGGAAAGGGTAGTGGAAAAGACTTTGTTTCTACTGTTGCCTGTGCTTATGTTGTATATAAACTGCTATGCCTAAAAGATCCAGCAAGATATTATGGTAAACCTAGTGGTGACGCTATTGATATTATTAACGTTGCTATTAACGCAGAACAGGCTAAGAATGTTTTCTTCAAAGGATTTAAAACTAAAATTGAAAAATCTCCATGGTTTGGTGGAAAGTATGAAGCAAAGGTAAACTCAATTGGTTTTGGTAAATCAATTACAGTTTATTCTGGCCACTCTGAGCGTGAATCACATGAGGGTCTTAACTTATTTATGGCTGTACTTGATGAAATTTCTGGTTTTGCTACAGAAGTAGGAACAGGAAATGATCAAGGTAAGACTGCTGATAATATATATAAAGCATTTAGAGGTACAGTTGATTCTCGTTTCCCTGATTTAGGCAAAGTAGTTCTTCTTTCATTTCCACGCTATAACGGTGACTTTATTTCAAAGCGGTATGAAGAAGTAATTATGGATAAAGAGGTAATAGAGCGTAGACATAAGTTTATTATTAATGAAGAGTTGCCAGAAGGTCCAGACAATGAGTTTGAAATAGTCTGGGAAGAAGACCATATTCTTTCTTATAAATATCCTAGAATGTTTGCCCTAAAAAGACCTACATGGGAAGTAAACCCTACTAGAAAGATTGATGATTTTAAGATTGCATTTATTACTGATCTTGGAGATGCAATGATGCGCTTTTTATGTACCCCAACTTATTCATCTGACTCTTTCTTTAAACAAAAAGATAAATTAGAAAAATGTATGACTCTTAGAAATCCACTGGATAATCACAGGCGATTCGATGCTGGTTTTAAGGCAGATCCTGAAAAGATTTATTATATACATGCTGACCTTGCACAAAAACATGACAAGTGTGCTGTTGCTATTGCACATGTTGAACGATGGGTGAACATTCAGGTAATTAAAGATTACGAACAGGTAGCGCCAATTGTTGTTGTAGATGCCGTTGCTTGGTGGGAGCCAAAAATAGAAGGACCAGTAGATTTATCTGAAGTTAAGAAGTGGATACAAAATCTACGCAGAGAAGGTTTTAATATTGGTATGGTTACATTTGACCGTTGGCAATCCTTTGATATTCAGCAGGAATTGAAAGCGGTAGGAATAAAAACTGATACTGTTTCTGTTGCTAAAAAACACTATGAAGACCTAGCAATGATGATATATGAAGAGAGAATTGCAATGCCTATGATTCCTTTGCTTCTTGAAGAAATGAGTGAATTGAAGATTATGAAAAATAATCGTGTAGATCATCCACGCAAGAAATCTAAGGACTTGGCAGATGCCGTTTGTGGGGCGGTATTTGGAGCAATATCCCATACAAGTAAGGACTCTAATCTAGAGATTGAGGTTCATACTTGGAGTTCTGCTACCCGACTTGCAGAAAAGCAAAAGGCTATGGTAGAATTAGATACTAAGGAAATCCCTGACGATGTTGAGGACTACCTTAATCAATATAAACTAATATAAAAGAAAACAAGGAGAAAAATGAATTCATTTAAGAAGATTGCGCTTGTATTGGCTGCAGCCCTTACTGGCTCGGTATTCGCAGTTCCTTCGGCTCACGCTGCACCTATGTCTGTCGCTATGACAGTCAATGGTTCTGCTCCGTCAACCGCAGGTACCGCTACAACAACTGCTGTAGAACTTCCAGTTCCAGCAGATAACTCTGTAGATGCTGCCGATGCCCTCAAGTTCGTTGTTACTGTAGACACAGGAACAGCCGTAACTGTATCCGCAACAAACGCATCAATTATTCTTGCTACTGCAACTGCTGCTGCTCCAGTAACTGCTTCAAGCGGTTCTGCTACAGCATCTA